TCCTGCAAGTTTGTCAGAATCTATCAATAACGCCATTGAAGGTTATCTGGACTTCTGAGTGTGCCAGTTCATCAAAGTGTCCACTGATCGTTGACAGGGCACTAGGATGTCCTATAATACATTTGTAATCAAGGGATGATCCCTAATGCCTCTCACCGCGGAACAAGGTTACAAGATTCGGGAAGAGTATTCCGACATTAAAGAAAAGGAAGTTTGTGAGGCTCATGGTCTGACACAAATTGGTGGTTCACGCACTAAAATTGATGGTAGTGATGGTGTTAATAACAAAAGCATCAAAAATATGTCAGGATCTTCCACACAGGTTCACTTAACAACACAGAAACATTTTATCAAAATGTTGAATATCAGTGGTGATGCTGCTGAGTTCATTGCACATTTCTGTGGTAGTGAAGGTTACAACTACAACGGTAAAGATCGTCGTACAGTTAAACAGATCGATTCTGTGCTGGTTGATGCTTTTAAAAAGTTTCTTGATGCAAACAAGGACAAAATTGTTGATCTTATCATTCGTAATGGATTTGATATTACATCAGTTGTAATTAAAAATACAAAGACAAATGAAGAATTAGAATTGACCTATCAAGAGATTTGTGATAAGATAAAAGATGCTCAGTGGGTCTTTCTCAGTGGTGGTATTCACCTAAAAAATGCTGATGGTAAGAGTTACTTTCACTTCCAGCGTGAGGGTAAAAAGAAACTGAGCAATCGTTACAATGTTCTGTGGCACATTCACCGTAATCTGTTTGTATGATTATCAATAAAGATTGTATTGAAGGTATGAAGGAGATGGAAGAAAGTTCCGTCGATTGTATTGTCACATCTCCTCCATACAATAAAAAAGGATTACTAGGAAAAGTAACACCTGGCAATCAAATTTGGGGTAAGTTTCAGATCGACTATTCATCTTATGGTGATGATATGCCAGAGGATCAATATCAGGCATGGATGATAGAATTTCTGAATGAATGTCATCGTGTGATTAAACCTGAGGGATCTATTTTCTTCAATCACAAACCAAGAAGATACAAGAACCGATGTTATCTGCCAACAGATTTTACCAGTCAAAGTGATGCTCAACTCTATCAACTTATCATCTGGGATAGACGCAACTCACCAAATATCAGGAATGATGTACTTGTGCCATGCACAGAGCACATTTATTGGTTCTGTAAAAAGAAACCAAGAGTATATCGTAATGCCATAGATCCTGTATATAAGAGTGAAATATGGGTGATCAATCCTGAACGACAGAAACAACATCCTGCACCATTTCCCCCACAACTGGTAGAGAACTGCATTAAACTTACCACACAAGAAGGTGATTTAGTCCTCGATCCTTTCATGGGTTCAGGTACAACTGCTGTTGTATCACAAAAACTTAATAGAAAATGGATGGGATTTGATATTGATAACAATTATGCTAATATGACAAGGGATCGTGTGGCAGTTAAAGAACCGTCACAGAACCCATTGAAAACCGCCTTAGATGCCCTATAATACATTTGTAAACAAGGAACAACCTCCTCATGGCAAGAAGTTTCACCGATTATGTTGCCCAACAAGATGTTAGAAATAATCTGCAACTTAAAGTCCGTGAGTATTGCCTGATGTTGTGTGAGGCACTGGAGCAGGATTTTGTAAAAGATTCTCTCCGTCGTGCTAATTTTTTCCTGAAAACTGATCCTGAATATCGTGAAGATCGTATTAAGCGTATTCAACAAGGTGAAGATCGTTACAAATACTATATTGAGAGTGGTAGAAAGTATCACAAAATTATCATGGAGACCGATGGTGGTTCCCGTAGTGTTCATTGTTTTGTCAACATGAAGACTGGTGAGTTGCATAAAGCAGCATCATTCAAAGCACCAGTAAAAGAACCTCGTTTCGACCTGCGTATCATCAAAGAGCGTGAGTGGGTATTTGAGAACTGTGATTGGTCTGGTGGTTATCTTTACAAAAACGCATATTACACTGGTTGAGATATGATTGTAAATCTCACAAAGAATGAGGTAAAGCATCTTGTCTACCTTTTAGGTAGAGGAGATGCTGATTATCCTGAACTAAATGGCAATCTACTGAAAAAACTAGAACCATTAGTTGACATCTGCACATGTCAAGAAAAAAACAATTAACTAAAAATCATGAAAACTCCAGACAAAATGAAAGAAGAGTATAAAAAACTCTTTTGTGAAGTAATGTGTGAACTATGTGAATATGAAGATGGTGTAGATGTTTTCCGTCATTGTTTAAATTATGCTATCGGAGATGTTGGTTCATGGCATATTAAAGAATTAGGTTATCTTAATTCTATGCAGATGATTACAGATGAAGAATTTGATAAAAAAGAAACAAATAAAGAGGAATGATTGTGCCAGTCTGAGAACTGTCCACTAAATCCCCCATTGGACCCAAAACCATGTATAGTAGCAGTATGCAAAACAAACATCAAGAACATCCCGAAGACACCATTCTGACTGGTGATCTTTCTGCTATTGATCTACTCTACAACTTCACACATGCCAGTGTAAAGATGGACGGAGCTCCTGCAATCGTTTGGGGCACAGATCCTGCTACTGGCACATTTTTTGTTGGAACTAAAGCAGTTTTCAACAAACAAAAAATTCGTATTGCACACTCTCATGATGAAATTGACCAATTCTATAAAGAAGAGGTTGCTGATATTCTTCATGCTTGTTACAATTTTCTACCTCGTACAAATCGTATCATTCAAGGCGATTTTATTGGGTGGGGCACTGGTAGCGTTTTTACTCCCAACACGATTACTTACAAATTTCCCGAATTTGTAAAGCAAAAGTGCATTATTGCACCTCATACAGAATACTTTGCTGAAAATGATCTGCGTGATGCTATAGCAGAACCTCTCACAGATTATTTTGAGCATAACATCAGAGTAAGATGGGTTCAACCTTGTGTGGATTGGTTCTTAAGTCCTACAACACCAAAAATTGACACTACTGATGTCAATTTTATGGACAAACGAACATCAGATTGCTGCAAAAAAATTATCAATGCTTTTGTGCGAGAGGGTAAAGAACTTACCCATGAATTGCTGACTATTGTGTTTGATTGTCCCAAACTTGCAAGTCTTTATCTCACTGTAATTGAGATGAAAGAGGATCTTATCGATAGTTTCAAGATTACAGATTGTCCCAAATCTTACATTGGTGATCTTCAAGTTAAGCAAGAAGGTTTTGTTATCTCGGACGATTCTGGTCGCATGATTAAACTTGTTGATCGAGAAGTTTTCTCCATGAATAACTTTAACATGCCCAAACGATGGGAGTCCCCGAACCAGTCGTAAAAGTGGCACACAGACCCTTGTGGATGCCTTAAAATCATGTATTATTAAAGAGTCAAAGGAACACAGCAACCATGGACACCAAAACTTATCCGATTTTTTCGGAACTTGCTGAAATTTTTGAAGATATAAGTGATGAATCTGTTGATCAACTTCTTAATGAAATGGAACCTAAAAAATTCAATGTTGAAGAGTATTTGAATAGTAATTACGATTACTGATCAAAGTTACACTGATTTTCAAAAACTTTTTTTCAATCATGGGCACTCGTTCACGCATCGGTATTCAACTTTCAGATGACTCTATTCTTTCTGTTTATCATCATTGGGATGGTTATCCTTGCTGGTTGGGCAGGATTCTTGAAACGCACTACAATACGAAGGAGAAAGTATCCGGACTGATTGATAGTGGGGATATGTCAACTTGCTGGACTGATAAAATCTGGGGTAAGGATCGTACTGATGGTCAAAAGTATGGTCCTGAAACTTATGCTGATCGTGGTGAAGATTGTCCTCCCCGTTTAGATAAAGATATGGAAGAATTTTTCTCTGATGGTGAAGAATACTCCTATATTTTCCGCAATAATAACTGGTTTGCCTACGATATGCACCAATTTGAAGATATTGTTGCACCTGAACCTGTAGAAATACCATCGGGAGAGTTGATGGTATGAAACCTGATATTATAGGTAGAATAATCGGATCATTTCTAGTTGTTTCTGCTTATTTTGTTGTTTTGCATGTTAGTGTGACAACTGGAGTGATTATGCACTTCATTGCTGATTTAATTTCAGTACCATTTTTTGTAAGAACTAAATCTTGGGATGTTGTTATCATGCTAGGATTCTTACTTGTTATTTCATTTACTAAATTATCCGGAGTTTCCAATGAAATCCTATGAAGATCAACGACGTGAAAGATTGAGTGATGCTATTTTCGATTACATTCAAGACGATAATGTTGATGCAAGAGAATTATATCGAGATATTAAAAATGAAGTCGTAAGTTCAATGAATTATTATAAAAGATATGCAGATAAATGTAATGATCTTTTGGACAAGTTGAATGGATATAGGGAGGTTGATTTTAGTTTAGAGGATTTAGCACCTCAAGATAATCAGTTGATGAATAAAATTCAAGCAACTTCTCCATATAATGATGGTTGGACTAAAGAATTTTACAACGAAATCGTAAAAGATACTGAAACAAATGGTATCAGCACTGCTAGTATTGGCATGGGAACATCTCCTGATTGGCAAAAGTTCTGGAATGAGGATTCGATTCTGACAGATTGCTGATGGAAAATCTTTTCAAACTGGCAACAGAAGTCGCTTCAACATCACCTTCAAAGAAAAAGGTTGGTGCTATTCTTCTCAAGAAAAACAGGGTAATTGTCTGTGCCACTAACAATGAAACCAAAACTCACCCAATTCAAGCACATTGGGCAAAAAAAGTTGGACGACCTCAGAAGATTTTTCTTCATGCAGAATTGTCCGCATTGGTTAAAGCGAGAGAAGAAGGTGACAAAATTATTGTTGCTCGTTTGGGAGGACATAATCACGATGAACTTAGAATGGCAAGACCTTGCCCAGTATGTGAGGCTTATTTAAGAGAATGTGGAGTCACTGATGTATATTATTCAGTGACAAATAACAAATGGACCTATGAACATTGGAGTAATTAATCATGCTTTTTGATATTGAAGTAAGACCCGGAAATAATACTGAATTTTTTCAGTATTATAGTGAAACTGTAGAAGCACTTACTTCGCATGATGCTGTTGCAAGGGTTCAACGTGCTAATCCAGGATGTCAAGTAAGATGCACTAATTCTTACAATGCAGATAATTCAGGTTCTTCTATTTCTAGCATGGGTGAGATTGGATCTTACCTAATTCTTGGTGCAATTATCTTTGCTCTCTGGTTAATTGTTGAATACTGGTGGATCGCATTACCTGCCGGATTGATTGCATTAGGAGCATGGATTCTGAAACTATGTGGTAAATAATCATTTTTTGATAATTCTGCTGGCAACCCTGACCTAGACTTCATTTCACTCAAAAATGCAAGAAAATCAATTTATGACATTTTCAGATCCCTGTCCACTACTAGGTGGACAGTTCTTTAAAGTGTCCACCATAGGTTGATTCCGGCCGGTTTTCGTGTATTCTATAAGAGTCAAAGGAAAACAACCACCCATGAGACCAGTCGAAAAACATCTCGCAGACCCATACAATCGTCTCCGTTATTGTTATGAGTTTTTGAGGGAAGATGATCCCGATATGTATAAAAAAGCAATGCGTCGTATCTATTACTTTCTCTCTACACTTGAAGAGACAGAGTATCACTACTGAACCACACTTTTTCTAAACTCATGAACTACAGACTCAAAGATCTTCAAGAACGTGTCAACAAACTGATCAAAGAACAGGGTGAGGATGCAGAATGTGGAGCATGGATCTACACCAAGAATGATTGTCATTTAAAGGATGAAGATGGTAACACTGATTATGGTAACAATGTAGAAGATCCTGAAGTCATTGAACGTATCTTCGATGAAGTTGGGAACATTGATTACATCTACACTGTGATTCAGGAGTGTATTGATGAGGTTACAGAAGAGCAACTTATGTTACAACAACAGGAACTAGTTTGATGATTACTCAAAAAACACAAATGACCAAAATCATGTCACAATGTGAGGGAGCAGATACACTTACTAGAGAGCAAAAGTTTCAAGTTTTCTGTAATGTATGTGACAACCTGCTTGAACAAGGCAGAATGACCAAAGCAACTCACACTCGTTGGACCAACATTTTTTGATCATGATTTTTAAAGGCACAAATCCATCTCCAGTTTACATAAACAAGGAACGCAGTAATTACAGTGTTTCTGTTTATAGTTCAACAAAAATTGATGATCATGGAATCATTGAGCATCATTTCAAAACATTCAGAACGAAATATCAAAATTTCAGTGATGCTGAAAGTGCTGGATGGCATTACATTAACTCCCGAGAAACTATGCAAGCATGGAGAGGATCAATTCGATCATTCGATGAGGCATTAGCAAAATGAAATGGGAGGTTAAATTGTATGTTGCTGGAAAAGTATTCATGGAAGAAGTTTATGCCAGCAATCATAAGGATGCAAAACTAACAGCAACTGCCCGCAATCCTACGGCAAAAGTGATAGGAGTCAATCCTATAGTAGGCAGTTGATGAAGTGTCCACTATTTGCTGACAGGGCCCCAGAATCATGTATTATTAAAGAGTCAAAGGCACAGCACTCAAATGACCTCACAAACTTACAACGGTTGGACAAACTATGAGACCTGGAACGCATCACTTTGGATTGGAAATGATGAGTTCCTGTATAATACTGCAAAGGCATGTGTTGAGTTCTGCGATGATAACGAAACCCCATGGGATAAGTTCATTCGTTGTATGATGGAAGGGCAAATTGGTCGATTCTTGGGTACAACTGGCGACGGTGTTTCTTGGGATGATTCTAACATCGACGCAGATGAAATGAATGAAATGATGGCAGAACTGTAGACAGTTAATAAGGTGTCCACTGTTTCCACACAGGGCACCTGAATCGTGTATTATTAAAGAGTCAAAGGAAAGCAACCAATGAAACCCTATCCACTTGGCATCGACAATCCTATCATCGTCAAAGGTGTTTTTGGTTCACACAAATGGGCATTATATTGGAAAAATGATATGATCAAGATTGGCACATTTTCCAATCAGCATGATGCAATGGAGGCACGTCAAGCAATCATCAAATCATTATGAAAATGACTAACACTGTCCGTATCATTGACAAACTTGGATTGTTCCCTGAAACCAAAGGTAAGGCGCGTTATGTATCAGTCAAGACCTACAATCATGCCATGGAAATTGTAGATGAACAAAACAAACTTGGTAACATCGCAACCCTAATCAACTGGTAAAATGAAAACTACCACACAAACTTACAACATTCGCGTTGAGACTTGTGACTTCAAAGTGATAGAGTTTCAACGCACATTGCCCACTAAACCAACAACATCCAAGGGCATAAAAGCACAGAATAGTAAACTTGAGCAATGGGTAATGAAAGAATTGCCTTATTACTCCCGCATCGAAATCACTCCTGCAAACTAACACCAATCAAGCACAATGGAGTTCAAAGTAACAGAAATCAAATTCGATTTTGATGATGCAATGACAGATGAATCAATCACTAATGAATACAAACGAGAGGTGACTGATGAAACTATTGGACATATTTGGAATGCAGATGATGGGGAAGATCTCATTGAAGAGATCACAACTGTAACTGGTTGGTGTATTAACTCTATTGACTTTTACCATATTTTGCGTTAAGAATAAACCAGTTGTCTAAGTGGCACAAGACCTGTTGCTGCTGCCTCGTTTTCATGTATTATTAAAGAGTCAAAGGAACAGCAACTCTCCCATCATGAAAAACTTTATTTGTGCTTACTTTGGTTCTGACTGGACTATCACCACCCGCGGGTTCTCCAGTGCAAGACAGGCAGAAAAACATGGTCTTTATATGATGCCTACTGCTGGCATTTTTGGGTTTGCTGTTATTGAAGAGAATACCTCTTCTTGGGATGTAAATTGGGATCGCAGCATTTTATCGGGTAAAGAGACAATAACTTTAACTAATTTTGGCAATTTTGAAGTTTCTTTCTGATGCTTTTCACCTCTACTAAATCTCAACAAACCACCGAAATCATGAGTGCAACATCCAATCAAATTTTCTTTGTTCCTCTGTCTGAATGTAAGAATCAAGTTATCACAATTTCATGGAAGTTTCCATATCATAAAATTATGAAAGCAGGGGAAGATTATGGTTTCTTTGTTGCTACTAAATCTCAACCTTCTGCACCTACTATACTTAAGAATCGTACTTGGGGATACAAACGTGCACAATACAAAGGTTTAAATGGATGGTATATTTACGTCAAGCAATTTACAAATAATTTTAATCCCGAGGATTATGTTTATATCGCATCAGGATCATAATTATTCCTCTATTTTTTCTTTCTGATGTTATTCACCTCTGGCAAATCTCAACATACTCATTTAACTCAGAGTGTGTTTGAGTTCTTTACAACCAAATATCGTGTTGATAGTGATGTTGAGGTTTATCACACTGACTTAAGTGATGATAATGCCTTTGGATTTACTGAGGTTAATGGTGATGAACAATTCATCCAGATTCATAACAAATTAAGTGAAAAAGATTATATCACCACATTGATTCACGAATTGGTTCATGTAGTACAGAATGAGCAAGGAATTACTGCGGATGATATAAGAGAAGATCAAGCATATCACATGGAAAAAGTGTTATTTAAGGGATGGTGTGCCAGTCGATAAGGTGTCCACTTTTGGTTGATCTGCCTTCGTTTTCATGTATTATTAAAGAGTCAAAGGAACACACCTCACATGACCACCAAAGTTAATTACAATCAAGTCAAAGAAATGTTTGACAAAGTTGTTACTGATGGTCGGTGGACTTACAATGTAAGTGATTACAAAATGGGTTGTGATGCTTATTACCTTTGGTGCCACGAAGATCAGAATTTTTATTATACTGATTATACTGCATTTCATGCACTATTTGAAGTGATTGGTAATCGTTAAAAG